AGGTTTAGGTGATGATATAAAAAGTGTAGGTGAATAATCTTTGTATCGTTGCATAACTCTTCTACCTGAAGAGTCCACACCTCTGACTAATAGATTATTACCCCATTGTTGAACATTAGTGTAAAATTTCAAATCTTCTATCTCGCAATCTTATAATCATTGTTATTCGTTTAAATTTAAAACAATATAACACATAACAATCAGGTTTGTCAACCATTTAATTGAACACTAGGCATAACTATGCCGCTACCAAATATTTTTTGATAACCGTTAACTAAATCTGTATGTGGTTCTGCCATGTATAAAACATGTGCTTTATTAAGTTTTAAATTCTCTTTTGTGTGAGGACAATAGTGTCCCATTTGAACTGCCATGTTACCTTGCTTTTCTGCAGGTCTTAACATGATGATTGCTGGATCTTTGATTTCTAAAATTGTATCAGTTTCTTCAACTACCTTTGCAACTAGTTCTTCGGCATTGAGTAACTTGATATATTTAACCTTCATCGGATTCTGTATTACCACTTGTCGCTCCTTGTATCAATTCTGTAAGAACGGTAATAGCACCGATAGTGGCATTTGCATCTGCCTCTAATTTCTTAATTGTTTTATTGTAATCTACGATTTTGTTTTTGATGTTTTGCAAGTCACCTTCTAATTGTGTTCGCCTTTGCTCTGCATCTGCAACTTTGATTTGCATCTTCTCTAGTTTCTCTGTAACTGGTTTTTCTGCCATGATTTCTCCATTATATTAAAGGGGGTTTCAGTCTCCCTCTACCCCCTTGTAATTTATTTAGTTACTTAATTTTAATAGTTCTTGGTTTTTTACTCTCAGGAACTATTTTTTCCAACGATACTCTTAAAAGACCGTCTTTCAATTCAGCACCTTTAACTTCTACATCATCGGCAACTGTAAATGATTTTGTAAACTTTCTTCTAGAGATACCTTTGTGAATGGTATCTTTATCGTCTTTATCTTCGTGAACTGACTTGATAGTTAATACACTATCAGCATAATCCACGGTCACATCGTCTTTACCATATCCTGCTAATGCCACTTCAATATCATAGGTAAAATCACCTGTCTTCACGATATTGTATGGTGGATATGAAGTAGATTGAAATGAGTAATCTGCCATTTTTTCGAAATGGTCAAATACATCATCGAACCCGATTGTGAATGGTCTTAATTGATTGAAAATAGATAGATTGCTATTCATGGTTAAACCTCCTTATTAAGCAAAGTTATTTTCTGCAGACCCATTAGGCATCTGCTACTATAATATATAATCATCATTCTCATAATTTCAATACTATTTATTCATTATTGCCACATTACCTGCGGCAGTTATCCTTGTTTGTTTATTCTCAACAAATGGAAATGCTTGATGTTTTAACCATGCTGGGAATATTATAATATCTTTTTCTTCTGGTTTTACCTGCATATCATCAACACTCCAGTTCATGGTTTCACCATATGAAAAGGTAATATTGCCTACTGCAGATTTATTAGACTTAGGTTGTTTGACATAAATGACAAAGGATAAATCACCTGTGTGATTATGTTTTGGTTGCCATTGTCGTTCTTGTTGTATATTAATCCAGAAGTGTGTTAGTCTAACTCGTTCTCTTAAATGTGTTCTTGCCTGTGCAGGATGTTTACAGTAGGCATTTACATAACCTGAACAATGCTCTTTAATTTCTTTTAAACTGTCGATATCTATATGACTTAATAAATCATAAGATTTTGTAATCTCATCGTTAGCAGTATCTTGAAATTCATGAAACAAATCTGATTGATAATTTGCACCACTTGTTTTATCACCTACCTCTTTACTCAATTCAGTTAATTGATGATGCAAATAACTTGTTATCTTATGCTTATAGATAAAAGGACCGAAAGGTCTTATTAATTCTATACCTTCGTTAGCATACTCAATTTGCTGGTTTAGTTCCCACATCTTCAGTTTGTCTCTTCTTACCAATATTATATTTTGTCTCTAAAATCCAATCTTTCTTTTCTTTGAAAGATATTACTTTAATTTGAGATAGAGGTGCTTGTTTTTCTATTCTAGTAACATCGACTATTTCAACTAGACCCCAATCAATTAAGAGTTTAACTATTGTATTTCTTCTTTGAATATCTTCATCTGAGAAGTTGGTTTTCTTACCATCTAATCCAAACAACTCTTTGAAGTGTACTATGAAGTATCTACCTTGCTTATGAAGTATGTGGCAAGATTGATATAATTTTTTATCTTTTTTAGAGGCAATACCTATTCTAGATAATGTCTCTCTAACTTTTAGGAAATCATCTGGTTGCTTTAATTTAATCTCAACCATGTTCTCTACATTCCATTCACTCATTTTGTTCCACCTTTTTTATTTAATATAGTTTTTATTTCATTTAATTGTTTCGGTGAAAGTATTGATAATGCCTGAACTGCTTTAGGATAAGAGTAATTGAAGTATTGTTTAACATATTCTAAGTCTTCACTCTTCTCTGCTTTTTGCCATTTATCAAATCGCTTTCGCTTACTAATACTATTTAGTAAAAAGTCGAATTGTAACCGCTTTTCTAGATGAGGACTTCTATTCATCTCATTCGCTTGTAGAACGGTATCCATGCCCATACTCAAGGCACGATTAACGATAAATGGGTTATATTCTTTTTCTGTTAAATCATCTACGATTAAATTGCTTTTTGTATAATTAATCGCTTTTACATAATCAAATGGTGTCATATTAAAATCCTGCTAAATCGAAGAAATAAACTTGGTTTTTTCTCCATCTGTTTTCTGCATAAAAACTATGATCCTCAATATACGCACCATGTACCCACCAACCTGGGTATATGACACATTTATTAAATGATGCTTTTACGACATCTACAAGGGTATAATGTTGCGATATATCTACCTGTATATTGTCATCTTCATTATAAGTAACAAACTCATTTAATTTATCCTCTTCATAAAATGCCGTGCCACCATTACAATCTTCATCTTTATTAAGATAGATTACAGAGGCAAATTTTGTTTGACTGCCGTTATCATCTTGATGAGGATATGATTGTATATTGTGTTCAGGTATATTAATCCATTTGAACAAATTAAAATCATAGTTTTGTACTGCTTGTTTAATTGTATAATTAAGTTTTTGTTCTACCATACTCCATATTAATTTTTGACTATCAAACTCATTAGGATGCCTAGTCAAATTATATGGTATTGTTAATCTACAATCATGATAGTCTATTGTATTTCTAGAACCTGGTTTAGATTTCCACATCTGAGACCAAGAAGTCTCTAACATGTACTCTATATCATCAGGTCTTTGATAAAAATTATCAATGACAAGATACTTTCCTAAACTATTAGAATGCTCTTGAACTTCGATAACTTTATTAGGTTCAAATAATTCGTGGTGTAGATAAGGTGTAGGCATTACATAAACTCACAATCGACCATTATTTCAGTAAAGAAGGCAGTTAGATTGACCTCTGGGTCTGCTACATGCACATTCTTATACTGATAGTCTGCAATCTTTAAAACTGCAACAGGTACAGATTGTGGTTTAAGATATTCATACATTGTATCGTAAATCTTTCTGAAAATAGTATTCGCATCGTTTACATGGATATTATCTGCTACCCACTTTCTCATATTCTTAAAGTCTTTGACTTTGCAATATTCAATGACTTCTTTAATACTTACATCACCAGCACCTTTGATTGCCTCAGCATCTATACTGCCGCCGATAGAAAGTTTTTGTAACTCGTTTAATGTTCTTCTAAAATCAGGAAAAAATTTAGTAACAACCTCTGCAATAGATTGTTCTTGATACTTTATTTTTTCTTCTTTAAAAATATCTTCTAATCTGTTTAAGAACCTAGTTGCTATTTTAGGTTTCTCATTCTTAGGTACAGAAAATTCTATAACTGAACATCTAGAATGGAGAGCAGGTATAATTTTATTCTTATAGTTACATGTAAATATAAATCTACAATTCTTACTAAACTCTTCAATAAAATTTCTTAGTGCAGGTTGTGTTACTGCAGTTAAGTAATCTGCCTCATCATAGATAACAACTTTACCTTTACCTGAGAAGGATACAGTAGATGCAAAGTTAACTATCTTAGTTCGTAAGGTATCAATGTCACCTTCACTAGAACCATTTAAGATTATCCAGTCGTAACCCATTTGCTGACATAGTGCTTTTGCAATCGTTGTCTTACCAACACCTGCAGTACCACATAGTAACAAATTAGGTATCTCGCCGTTCTCTACAAAATTTAAAAATGTATCTTCTAGATGTTTAGGTAAGATACAATCACTTACAGTTTGAGGTCGATATTTCTCAACCCACAAATATTCATCATTAAGTTTATTCATCATTAACCCTCAAACTTACTATCGGTTTCTAATGCTACCCAATATTGTAGAGATTTATTTTTGTTAGACCAATGAGATATATTTTTATGTGATATTGCTAGGTCATAATCGCCAGGTATCATTCTTAAATTATCTCTCTTGAAATACATATTAAATTTTGAGGTTGATGTTCCTACTTCTACTTCATAAACATTACTAGTTTTATTCTTTTTATCTGTAGCAACCATTTTGATTTTACCATCTTCACTCACTAGTGCGATATCAGGTAGTTGCATAATATTAGATGCTTTTAACAGGTCTGTATAATTACCTTGTGTAATATTTACTTCAATATCCTTACTAGGCATATTGATATCTTTAGTAGGTGCTACTACTAAACTAGGATCCGCATACCAGTATTTTGTAGATGAATTACCTTTTGATATAGTAAGGTAGTCATCATGAAGTGTAATCTCAGGATTATCATATAAAGATAATACATTCAAGAAGGAGTTTAAATCATAGATAGCAAACTCTTTATCAAAAGTCTCTTCTATGGTCGCCTTCGCTAATACATTCTTCATTACAGAAATAGTATTGAGTTCGTTACCAGGTTTAATTAGTAAGTTCTCATTTATTTCTGAGAAGTTTTTTAAAACTTCAAAAGTGTTTTTGCTTATTTGCATAATATAGTCCTCATTAGTTTTCTAAAGTTGATAGTAAGATAATACAATAATGTACTATCTTATACAAGTCTTTTTTGTTCATACCTTCTTTTTTGCCAAACCTTTGTGCATACTTAATAATATTACCTATGCAGAAACCTTCGGCATGACCGCAATCTACGATGAACTCAGTAGATTGAAATTTGTTTTTAGAATAATGGGCATCATAAGTCCCATTAATATGTTCCATTATATCCTTGAATATTTTATCTTCATTAAATTTATATTCAATCGGATCTTGTAATTTTTTCAAATTAATAACCTCATATTAAAAAAGTGGGAGGGCGTTGCACCCTCCCTATGATGATAAAGGTGATACTTTTATCTTATGCAGTTCTTAATGCTTTAAAACCTGCTCTGATAATTTCTCTTGAAGGAGTACCAAGTCTATATGAAACGACATTGCTACCCTTCTTAGTGTTACCGTAGATACAGTAACCTTGGTCTCTCAAATCGTAAACCCTAGCAGACATTCGATTTACACCGAACTTCTTCTCTGCCTGAGCGGCAGTTAGAGTTCCACCTTTTTGAAAGAAATTAATCAACTTATTAAGTTGACTTTTTGTTTTTGCTGGCATCATAATGCTCCTTTATAATGTTGAACGAGGAGGTTATCCTCCTCGCTATATTCAAGTTCACTATAAACTTAAAACGGTGCTTTGTCAATCTCTACTTGAGGATTGACTACACTTTCGCCATCAACTGATGGATCAGTTTGAATGGCATCGGCATCGACCTTTGTGTAAAGGTCTTTAAATGATGACTTTGTTTCGTCATCAAATCTGTTAATACACAATTCAATCGCTTTCATTTTGTTGCCGAAC